CGTCTTTTCCTTGACTTGCAGATCCATATGTCCTGCTTGTATAAGCGATTTTGTTTCTCCGTAGATAGTTGACTCCTGCGCAATTCGCGAACGCAATATAACTTGGCACACCCCGAGCCAACAATGGAGGCTGCTCCCTTTACTTTCTCGCTTTCTTTAATGTGGCAACAAAGCGTGAAAGTACAGTATTATGCCTTTCGCAGTAAAGATTTTCAGGACACGTCCTTACTTATCACACATCCTAAAATGCCGTCTTTCATGGTCAGTCCGTAAACTTCCAAGGGCCTCATTTTCTTTGTTTCGCTTTTTATCATTTTCCAAGACGATCACGGATTAGCGATAACCGCTATAAAACCTCCACCTCCACCGATCGTCTGCGGCATTGGTTTCATCAGTTATGTTGTTTCATCGGTTACGTTATACTATCATTGCCTTCGCTACCTTCGGGGTTCGAAGGTTTCGGTTGTGCACTACGTCTCGCATTCTCCGGATCTGAAGATCTTTCATCATCTTTAAGAGTGTTTCTTCCTCGAGTCTCTTTTATCGTTGTATTGTTTTGTTCGTTAGACTCGTTATAGGCCGAACGCTGTTCTTCACGCGGAACCATCACTTCATCCGTTCCGTCAGAAGATTCCTTCTCGCGCTGCGTCTTCTCTCTATCGAGAGAGTATCCGTTAGACTCCATAAGAGTCTTCGTAGACACAAGACCCTTTTCCCAAAGTGTCTGGCATGCTTCGCGAAGGGCTTTGCGGCCGCTCATGTCAAGAGGCTTAAATGCAAACGTAGGAACTGTGCTCACATTGTAAACATGGTTCTCTGCCAGTGATTCCTGAATACACTCATTGATCTTATACATGAGTTCGCAGATTTCATCACGCGCCGCTTCAATACGAGCAGCAACTGTTTCCATAGAAACCTGTGCGGAAGCAAACGTACTTCCGTCTTCACTTACGCCGGTTACAAGCATTCCGCTTACACCGCCGGCAGAAAGAATATCGTTATTTACATCACGGTACTTATCCCACTGAAACAGATCATCTATCTTTGGCTGAATTACTTCAGCTTTTGCGAGATGATTTGTAACGACAAGAGGGAACCCGCCCATCGCCTTCGAAAACAGCTTACGTACTTCTATGAGCTGATTGACATCGGGCAGCAAATCCGGTTTCGCGACGCCGGATGCGACATGAAAAAATGAGCGAATGCCGAGATTAAGAACAGAGCTTTCGTATTTTGATATAAGCTCTTTACGGGATAGGGCATAGAGGCAAGAAGCTATAAAGGGTATGCAATACCTCTGCCAGCCCTCTTTAGGCCCCTGCAGTACTTTACAATACTTCGGATTCAGCTGAGCATATTGCGCGCCTGCATTAAGAGCCTTTTGTACTTCCGGAGGATATCCTTTGAAATACACTTCAAGGTTGTTATCTTTAATCCAGTTTTCTTTTACGGAATAACTCTTCGCTCTCCATTCCGTATAAATTGACTGACAATCAAAGTCAACAATAGGTTCGCCGTTTAACGCAACGTTGCCAATCTTACATTTGTGAACAGGCAACGTAATCGGAACGCCGTTCATCACGTAGACAAATACGTTCCCGTATTTCCAATACTCGAGAACGATGCTCTCAAGCTTTTCACGAAGATGAATCTTTTGATAATAGTCCTCGTATATCTTATACGTCTTTTCGTTTGCTCCGCTAAGAACCCAGCCGCTCGATAAAGTATACGGCTTATATATGTGGTGAAGAATACCGTGGACAAGTGCATCCGCATCGCAGTAATAATCTGCAAGCTCGTACAATGTCACAATATTCTTTTGTTTGTCTCTGAGTATAGAATCGAAATCATAGCCGCTGAGTCCGCTTGAAAAAGTAATAGAAGAATTGTTGAACGTTTGAATATGTTCTTCTTCTGAACCTTGTTTCGCACCTACAGCTATTGTTTTCTTGTTTTCGTTTGCGAGCTCTGTTGAAGGCTTCGTTTCTTCAGGATCTCTGCGCCTTCTTCGGAACACATCAAGTAAACCCATGAGGCGTCAGCCTCCTTTCATTTTTTAAAGCCCCTCAGCCCTTCCGCCTCTGAGGGATGCGGCGATCACCCGCTCCATCGTGAACCTGTATGCTTGCTATGCAGAGGCTGTTCACGCCCTAGTTTTGTTATTAAATTTTATTAGCACTCTTAATAGTCTGCTGCTAAATTAAAAATAACTTGCCACACCGACGCATTGAACGCCGCGTTTGTATTTCTTGACATTTTCTTTTTCAAGTTCCGTTATGTAATCGATGTTCATCGCAAGCGATGAGTATCTGTCTTTATGTTGTCCTTGATGCGGCACATCGTAAAGAACATTACCGCTTGCGCCAACCTTGCCAACGATATTGCCCATTTCAAATTGAAGAGCATCCGCTTCTGCAAAGATCGATGATTCTTCCATAGGACGAATGTATTCGTTAGCTTGATCAATTGCATGTATGTTTCTTAATTGCACCGGCAACTCTATCGTTCTTTTTTCAAGAGATACTCTAAGCGCAGTATACATTCGCTGGTTCAAGGATTGTACAGCACGCACAGGATGAAGCGCTTGAATAGCCGCCGAATTAAGTAAGGGTGCATCGTCCACGACTAAAGGAGGATACTCTTTTCCGGACAGGGGATCAATCCATTCATTATCAAGGAATCGATCAAAGCTGTCTCCTAAGCCTCTTGCGTCGTATACGATTTTCTCAGCATTCGGAAACCGTATATGATATATCTTTCGAATTTCTTCTGCTAATACATCAAGCGTCTTTCCGTGAAAGCTTTGCATGTAAACAAGCTTCTTGGCAAATGTGCCGTCAGATTTCTCTGTAAACTTTACAACGGTAATAATGCTATTATCCGCGTTCTTAGCTTCGCTTGTTGCAATATCGAGCGCAATGTTATAGCGCGATTTACTGTTTTTAGGTTGCTCAAGCTCTATCTTATTTAAAGTGCGGCATGATTGAGTAAGTTCAAAAGGAAATGCCGAGTTACTTGTTGCGCCTATGAATTTTGAACCGTATTCCATCTGAAATACAAGATCAGGCATTCTTGCTTTTTCCTGCATAAAGAAATCCATATCCGTAATTCCGTTTGCTGCGGCTGCCCTGTAGTCCAGAGCACATGCAAACACAGTCCTGTCTCCTTTTGCCATACGTTTTACATCGGCAAGAAAAGCAGGGTAGTATTGGTTACTCTTTTCACAGGCGGAAGTTATCGTCATTGTTTTCGAAGGAAAATCTTTGAATCCATACGTCCTCGGATTATAACGCATTTCATTTCTTGTAGGAGCAATTATTGATTCAAGAAGTTCTTGATTTACTTCGAGAGCCTCATCTATTATGACAACTTTTGCTCTTCGGCCTCTCGCGCTTTCAAGCGCAACAGATTCGATAACGCTGCCGTTCTTAAAAACACATTTCGAACTATCTTTTGTTACTTGAACAAGAGATCTTGAATTAGCCGTAGAAATTTCATTTGCAATATTTGCGTTTTGTTCCGCTAATGTTTTGAAAGTTGCTAACGCAAGCGTTGCCTGTTTTGCGGTTGCGGAAACAACTAGTACTTTTGTTCCAGGATAAAGAACGCATATACCGGCCGCGCCAACAACAGCAAGCCACGTTTTACCAAATCCTCGGGAACAAGTATCCTTTGAATCAATACAGTTGCCAAACTCACGCACCATTACATGTTGTGTCCTTGTGAGTTTAACGGGCTTGAACATATCTTCAATTCCAATATCTAAGTGTGTACGATAAAAGATTATTTGTTCTTCCGCGGCTTCAAAGTTCGTTATTACGCCGGGTCTTGCTATAGCCATAACAACACCCCTTACATGTTATCTAAATCGAGAGACTCAACAATATACCTGAATTCTTCAATTGTCTTATCTACATCATCGGGCTCCCACTCTATCTTTCGTATACAGGGATAGCCGCTCGATTCAAGTTTAAGAGTTAATTCTGACCACGAACCCATTCCTCCGTTATCCCCGGGCTTTCTTTTGCAGGCGGCGAAGTTCGCGCTCTTTGAAAGCATATCGAATAACGTGTTCGCGTCTTTTACTACGTTGAAGTCACACTTGCCGCTCATAAAATCATTTTGAGCTTTGTCGGCTTGCAGAGACGCTTTCGATAGTTTGCGCGCATAATCTCGCAAGTTCTCGGTATCTAAAGTAAAGTCATTCTCAAGACTATTATAATAATTTGTCAGATACTCGAGCTCGTTAGGAGTAAAGTATCCGTTGAAATCTTTTGAGTATACTCTGTCGTCCTCGTCTTGTTCATGCTTGATTTCACCTTTCGCTTTCGCTTCTTCGAATGTCATCTCTTTTCCTATATGCGGATCATACTTGTAGCATTGAGGAAGCATCATTACTGAAGGGATCTGCTGAACTGTAAGTTTTTCGAGGATCGATTTGCGCCTATCTTCTTTTGCTCGCTGAAATGAAAGATTATTCGCGGCTAACTTCAAAGCCTTATTCTTTGCGGTAGTCCATATCTTGTCGTTCCATTCCCTGTGGTTCTCCCAGAAGTATTCCATTATCTCGTCTCTGGAAGCACAATGGTTGACACAGTCTTTGCACCATATGTCTCTTCCGCCTTGGTCTAACCAATCCTTGTTAGAATAAAACTCACCTACATCTTTTACTTCCTGACATTTTAAACATATCTTTGTTTGATTGATTTGTTTTACTGGTTTGTTTACACTCTCAAAAATTTTAGGCATTGTCATTCTCCTTTGTGTAAGAATTGTATAGAGTGCAATAAGGAGAATGTCTGACATTCGGCCTCTTCTTTCTCCCCTTATAGGTTATTAGTGAATGATTACATCCCTACGGGATCTAAACTCCTTCGGAGATTACATCTTTTTCAGAGATTACACCACAGCGGGGTCTAATTTCCTTCGGAGATTACATCTTTCACGTTGCCTACAAGAGGTGATGCGAGCTTTCTTT